CACTAACAGATGAGGAAATAGAGCAGGTTGGCAAAGAAACTATGTTGTTGCAATTCTTTCAAAGCATTGAAGCTACCGCAGAACATGGGGATAGTGTAGCGAGAGCAATGACAGCAATGATTAGACAACAAGCATTTGATTTTGCTAGAGCAATACTAAAAAAGGCACAAGAGAAATGAAAGCTAAAGAAATTGAATTGACATTTACTTGTCAAATAGTTACCTACAACCAACAAGAAATACTAAAGTTGCGTGAAAAACTATATGAAGCCTTTGAAAATTGCACCCACAATATAGTTGATAGGGAAGGTTTAGTGGGCAATCTACAACTTGAACTGTCTGGCGAACACTAAGAAAGGCACAAGAGAAATGAAATTTTGGAAAAGAAAACAACTTAACGGAAAAACTTTTGAGATTGTGCAGATACTAGGTGATCTCGTCATTGTTAAAGAGTTCAAATAGTGAATGGATCAAATTCCTACGCAGAGCGACAAACCGTTGCTAACAAAGGTGAGATCTTATTTCAGGAATGGTGTCAATTTAACGGCTATCAAATCCGTAGGGTTGGCTTTGATGAAAAGTCTGGAAATGTGGCTAATTTTTTTAATTTGCCTTGCTTTTTACGCAATTTACCTGATTTTGTTATCACTAGAGGTGACGAAACGATGGTTGTTAATGTCAAAGGAACAGCCAATTTCAAAGAAAAAGAAATAAAAATGATTCCAATGTTTTTGGAATGGTTTAGCAGTAAAAAAGCACCGCTGGTTTATGCTTTTTGTTTTGAGGATTGTGAGCCTTTGTTTATTTATCCAGAAAAAATTATTTATCTGTATGAAAAAGCACAAAATCGCAAATGGAATGATGGCGTTATTTATCGCAACTTAAATTTTATGGAATTACTATGACAGATTTATCAAAAACCAATCTTTTTATTGCTACTCCAATGTATGGCGGTATGTGCGCTGGTTATTACACTCAATCAGTGATGCAAGCTCAAATGGTGTTTTCTCATTACAAAATGAACAGTTCTTTTAGCTTTATGTTTAATGAGAGCCTAATTACCCGTGCCAGGAACGCTTTAACAGCAACTTTTCTCAAAGGTGAATATACGCACCTCATGTTTATAGATGCAGACATCAAGTTCAATCCTCACGACATTGTAAAAATGATTGAGGCTGATAAAGACATTATTTGCGGTATTTACCCTAAAAAAGAGATTAACTGGGATACAGTAAAGAACGCAATGGATGCTGGTGTGCCTAATGATCGTTTAAAGCACCATACAGGCTCTTTTGTAGTCAATTTGGTAGATTATCAAGGAGAAGTCACTGTGCCTGTTGCAGAGCCTGTAGAGATCTTTAATGGCGGTACTGGCTATATGCTGATTAAGCGTGAAGTTTTTGAAAAGTTAGCAGATCATGTGCCAACTTACTTTAATGATGTTTTAGACCTTGCTGGCACTGTTGGGCAGCGTGATGAGATTAAAGAGTTCTTTACTACTTCAATTGAGCCTGAAACTCAGCGTTTGTTGTCAGAGGATTACCACTTTTGCCGTATTTGGAGGCAAATTGGCGGTAAGGTTTACGCTGCTCCCTGGTGTGACCTCGCTCATATAGGTACTTACGCTTTTGAAGGTAAATTGATCCCTGCTGGTTAATGTTGCAGTGCAACAATTTAATTTTGTTTGGGGAGGAGAAGCCCCATTCAAACCTAGTACCCAGTGCATCATAGTTTTATGTTTACCCAGATACGCTCATGTAGCCAATACAGAGCTATCTTGGTAAATAACTCTACAAAGGCAATTGAGAAGGCAAGGGAGGCATGACCAGTGATAATCCAAGACAAAACAAAGGTGTCAAGGCTACCTGTGATGCGCCAAGTAACTGCTTTAAGAAGGGACTTGTAGTGTGAATCTACCTGCATCCCCAGCGTTTCCTAGCAGCTTTGCCACGCTCACCTTTCCAGTGTTTGGATCTAGCGCAAAATGAACGATGCCGACTGCCTGATTTTTGGGGTGCTTTTAGCTTTGATCCTGTGGCTCTGTTATATTTGGCACGCCCTTTCGCAGTCAAACCCCCGCCCTGGGAAACGGAGAGCTTCTCGCCACGACCAACGGAAAGATTAGGACCTCTTTTTCGCTCTGCCACTTTTCTTTCCTTTCCTCGCAGTTGATAACGATGCAGCTACGGCTTGCTTTTGGGGATAGCCCTCACGCATCATCTTGCGGATGTTTTTAGAAACAGTCTTTTTGGAATTTCCTTTAGCTAATGGCATTATTTAACTCCTAAGTATTTACGAACTTGATCGAGCAATAAAAGCTGTTGTGGTGTGTATGCGCTTTTAGCGTCATCCCATTGATTAAAAGTATATCCTCGAAAATAACCAGGAATACCACTTGCTTTCGCCCAATCTTCAAAAGGTCTGTTTTCTTTGTAATTTTTTTGATACCAAGCGTATTGATCTTGTAATTTTTTTTGTTGTTCAGGTGTAAAAGATTGCTGGAATTGTTGATATTGAGTTTTTAAAAAAGGATCGTTTTCTACACCGTAATGGCTTACATAATCAGCCAAAATATCTAAAGGTTTAGTTTTAGGATCAAATACTTGGACACCCACTTTACCCATAGGTATGTTTTGTGGGCGAGGATACTCAGGAGAACCCGTTTCAGTAGGTGAGTAAAACTCTAAATATCCCTGACCCTTACCTGGAGCATAGTCAAAAGCAATATCTTTGTCTGCCAAGTATGGATACTCTTTCTTGGCTTTCTCAAACAACATTTGACCAACAACGGCATTATCGTCTGGTATAGGTATTGCTGGAGCATTAGAAAACTCCGCAGGAGCTGCGCTTACCGATACTGAGGAATTATCAGCCATGATTAAGGAGCGTTACCGCCAACACCAAAGCTAGTGCCAGCAGGTGATTGAGTAAATCCAGTTTGCCCTGGCTTAGTATGATCGTGTGTCCAAGGGCTTTCATTCAATGGTCCATAGCAACTAGCCAAGGTTACACCATTTACCTTTTCAGGCTGAATTTGGCACAAGTATGACCACATATTGCTGATCTGAGTTTGTGGAGTAGCGCCAATTACGAATGAACGGAAGGCTGCGGGCTGATTAGACCAATCAGGTGCTTGTGGATAGCTTGATTGTTGGCTAAACAATGACCATACAGTACCAGGCTTGGCATCACAAGAACCATTCATCAAATCAAGGTCAGCAATAGAATCACCAGTTAATACTGGGCAAGTTGCTACGCCTTCTTGAAAGATTTTATTGCCAATAATCATGGTATTGCCTGTAGGTTGTGCGCCACTAGCAGCACATAAAGCGTATTGACCATGACAGATGCCTAAAGTATGAGCAACAGAACAGCCAGCCATCAGAATACCTGCCATAAAAATCAAAAATTTTTTCATGCCATGTCCTTTAAAAAGAGTAATTCTTCTGCTTGTCTGCGTTTGAGCAATCCAGCCATGTGATGACCAGCAGCCATATCCCATTTTAAAAATTCTTGTGCAGCGCCCTCAAAATCACCTGCATTTAATTTTTTAAGCAAAGTAGAGTTGTTTAGATTGCCACATCCGCAATTAAAAGCAAAATCCACAAGAGCGTCAAACTCCTCTTGGTTTACTTTAACAGTTAGCTTGGCATTAACATCTGCTTCTGCTCTTTTGACATCTTGAGCCAATAAATCTTCGGCTTGTTCTAAAGTAATGGTCATTCCTGGGTGAACATCAGGACCTGTATGACCGTATCCAATAGTCCAAGGATCTCCGCCAGTACCAGGATCAGGATAAGCAATTAATCTGCATCCTTCAAAGCCTTCAGTAAGGTGTAATCCTTCTTTAGAGTATTGCATTATTTAATTCCTACTTGTTCGTTTACCCATTGTTGCAATGATACTAATTGCTGGGTTGTTGCTGCACAGTCTTGGGCAACAGATATAAAGTCTTTGGAGATTCCATCAGGGAAGGTGATGGTTTGGCTGGAGGCGGACACTGTACCGCTACTGGACTGGCGCATCCTGCCATAATAAGAATTAATGGAATCCAGCTTAGTCTTGTAATCATTAGAGATCCTTTCGGTTTGGGCTTGTTGCTCTGCTATTACTGCTTTTGTATGTTCCTCGGCTTGTTTGCCAATTGACTCTACTTGAGTTTGATAATTTTCAAAACGCAAATGCTCTACATAAAATCCGCCAAAAGCAGATATAAAAGCAATTCCAGCGTAAATGTAAAAATTAGTTGGGAGAGGAAACATCGCCACCATCCTTTTGAGTGGCAGCTTTAGCGCCAATCATGACCCCCGAACCGCCAAGAACTGTTCCAAACCCCACCCCAAGTTGTGAGAAATCAATATCGTGACCATGTATAACATGAATGATAGCAATAGCCAGGAAGCCAAAAAGAGCAGCAACAGCGCAAACCCTAGCAGCACAATAGGTTTCATTATTGTCCTCAGTGAGAATGTCTTTTAGCAATTTCATTTTTTAGCGCTAATAGTGTCTTGACCTTTAGTAACGGTGACTTTATCTCCGTCAACGCTTACTGACATTGGAGGTTCTTTTTCAGCAAGATGATCTAAACGCTGAATGAGTTGTTGAATAACTTGAAACTCTGGTTTTTCTTCTTTTTCAGTAGTGCCAGCAACGCCATTCATCATGTTGATGATAGCCATCAAAGCACCACCAGCCATACCAATTACAGCAGCAATCTTGGATGAATCTAAGAAAATGCTTGCTCCTACAGCAATCAAAATAATCGCTGTAATGTAAGCAAGACCATGCTTTCCAATGGATTTACCAGCTACTTCTTTTGCAGTTTCCAATTGATCCATCCGAAAATCCTTAGTTTGCAGGAGCGTCTTGGGTTGTTTCTGGCGCTGGAGTTTGCTCGATTGGCGCTGCGTCAACAGGTGGTTCTGGAATTGGCTCTGGTTCTGGAGTTGGCGCTGGGGCGGGTGCTGGTTCTTGCTCTGGCGCTTCAGCATGAACAGCAAAACGCTGTAATAGCTGATGAATAGCGCTACCCATTTCAATACATTCTTTACTGACAAAAGATTCAATTTTATCTAATAAGCTCATAATCCTTCTCCTGGGGTGATATAAACAGACGCATTGGCAGCATCGCCAATAACTCTTGCATACACATTGCCTGACTGACTTACTTGAGGTCCAGTAATTACTCTATAAGCGTATGGTGGCAAAGGAATGACATAATTAGGACCATTATCTGGTAACGCCACATTAAAAGTATTGGTAGGGTTGATCCAAACATAAACAGCATTATTAACATCAGCATTAGAAATAAAATACTGGTTAACAGGGCTGTCTGCTGTGATGGTATATACATTGGACTGCGTGTTGGCAGCACCGTTAACGGCTACTTTTACCGTTTTTCCCATCGGTTGAAAAGCGATATTATTAGCCATTAGTAGATACTCTTTTTACCTGCGTTGCCTGGTTTAGTAGTTTTAGAATCTTTGGTGTTGGTGTTGCCATCAAAGTTAAAAACACCCATAAATCCTGAAGGCATCTTACCAGTTAAAGTTGTGTTAATTCCGCCAGCAGAACCATCTCTAGGCAACTGAGGGCGAATAGCATGAGCAACCTGCTGATTGTATTCAGTAGGTCTTTTATGAGGTTGACCACCACTACTCCCCTGGGTTTTCGGCTTTAGGCTCATTTTTAATCCTTTCTTTTGTTTTGACTACAAGGTAGCAAAAAACTACAAATATTGCTAGTGTTGTTACTCTTTCCCACATGGGATTCCACATTGTCCAACCGCACATAATGCTTGCTGCTATTAATGCCAAAATCGTTATTAAGCGGTCTGTAATGACCCCTAATGCTAGGCGTACCAATGCTACTGCTTCCATATTTATCCCCTATGAACTTGTTAAAGATCACAGTTTAACCCTACTCATCAATATCATCAATACTGCCAAAACCACTACCCCACTCATCATCAGAAATCTTCTGCTTGAGCTTTTCAATGTTCACCATACGGTCAATCACCTTACATTTATCAGTAAGGGAAGCCGTTTCATCTGCCATAACTTCTCTAAGCAGCTTGGCAACAGCATCTTCAAGATCAGGGTTTAATCCTTTTGATTTCTTGCTCATTTTCCTAAAAATCCAGAGGCAACATGACTAGCTCCATAACCAATGCCAAGACCAATACCGATTTTTGTCCATTTAATGATCTTTTGCTTCTTTTCCTCAGCGCTAACCACTGATTGAACTTCTCTTAAGAACTGATCTCTTTGCTCTAAAGGCAATAAATTAGCCAATTCTTCAGCTTTGTCATTAATGTATTTAATTTTCCTAGCTGGATCGGTATAAACATCAGCTCTATTAATATCGGACTCTACTTTTTGTAATTTTGACTGTAACTTTCTTTGTTCTTCAGCGGTAGCAGCCCTAGCTTTGCCACGCTCTAATGCAGTAGTTCCACGCTTCTCAGCTTGCTCTAATTGACGGACATAGTTATTAGCCATGTCATAAGATCCCGTTTCTTTAAGCATTGCACGGGTATTCCTGTCATCAATAAACTTTCTTGCTTGAGATGCGTCTTTGCCTTGTAATTGACCAGCAAAGTATTTTTGAGCCTCAGCCTGGGCTAGTTTTCTGTCACCGCCAATAGCATCAACAAAGTTATCAAAGTTTTCTTTATTCTTGAATACTGCTTTAGGAATGTCTTGAGCAGCAGTAGTAGCAATCGTTGTGCCTTTTTGCTCACCAACTAAAGATTTACCTAATTTGCTTTGGAAAGCCTGTAATGGGGCGGAATCTTGACGATATTGATTAATAAATTTATCAATTCTTTTTTCAGAAAAGTCTGACATTACTTTTTCAACTGCTTTAGCTAGATCACCAGCTTTTTGTTGATTGATGGCATCAAAACCTTCTGCGGGTAATCCGTAAGAGCGATCACGCAAGAATCTGCGTAATTCTTCCATACCTTTAAAACTAATAGGTCTGCCCATAACAATGCCTGAAGCCTCATCTACATAACGAGGGTCAATAGCACGCCTAATTTGCAATAAAGGATTTTTCATTGCGTCTAAAGTAGATACGGCTAAACCTGTTTCCTTATCATTTAAAAGGCTATCTATTTCATTTAATACATCTTTATAAGCCTTTGTATTTTCTACTCTTTCTCCAGCAAGTTCTTTTTTCTTTGAAAAATCAAAAGCATCAGCTTTTAATCTTTCGGCATTTTCTGCTCTAGTGCTTTTTAGTTTGTTGTAAATGTCATCTGCTTTAGCTTTTAGTCTTTGACCAATGGTTACATCGGCTTCAGCAATCTTATTTTCAACGCCAGGCAATTGACCGTAAGCAGCCTCACTTTTACCAGCTTCACGCTCTGCAATCTTTTCGGTAGCGCCAGCACGCTTCTCGGCAGTGGTGGCTTTCTTACCAGCTTTTTCAATTTCTTCAGCAGTTTTACCAGCAGTAGTTGCCTGTAGTTCAGCAGCAAGGTCTTTACCTCCGCCAATTAATTTTCCAATGCCTTTAACTCCAGCTTTAGTTAAATCGTATGCGAGCTTTCCGCCTCCAGCGATTGCAGGTAACAATTCTCCAGCTTTTTGATAACCGCTAACTTCTTTTCTTGGTTTTGGAATACCGAATTTGCCGTAAATTTCTTGAGCTTCTTCCGTTGTGGGAAAAAATGTTGAATGACCTTTTAATGCGCCTTCGCCTTTAGCTTCAGTAGGATAAAGGGCTTGCTCAATATCTCCACCAGTACCTAAAATGCTTGTGCCTAATCCATAGGCAGTTGCTCCAGCTTTTTCAAGTGCGCCTGGAGATTCATAAACAGGAGCTTTAGGCGTAGCCAATAAGTCACGCCCACCGCCTGAAGAAGTATCTCCAGCAAGAAGATCCTTTCCTTCAGCCATTATTGCTCTCCCTCAATCTTAAATCCTGCTTCTCTCAAACGCTTCTTAGCTTCATCTTCAGTAATCTTTTGACCTTTAGCAGTAGCAGCAACATCGGCTGCTGTAGCGACTTTAGGCGCAGTAGGTGTAGCATTTTGTTTATTGTCCAAAGGCAATTCAGCACGCTTATAAATGTTTTTGCCGTATGCGTACAGTTCAGGACCAGTAATTGCAGGGTCTTTAGCTGCTGTAGCACGGGCAACTTCTTTCATCTGCTCGTTCATCAAAGCATCAAAACCAGCTTGATTAAATTGATCTTGTGACATCAAAGTATTAAAGCGATTCTGGAATTGTTGTGTCATACCACGATTGCTACCCGCCAATGTACGCTCATATCCAACAAGATACGCTGCATACTTTTTAGCAAAGATCAGAGCTGGCTGACCTTCATCTGGCATGGTTTCAATATCTTGAGTACCGCCACTAGCCTTCCAAGAATCATAGTATCTATTAACATTTTGAGCAATCTGACCTTGCCTACCAAGATATTGAGGGTTTTCTTTAGCGTATTGCTTTAGTTCATCAGCGGTTGCAAGAGATAACGCTCCAGCATTAATAGAGTTTTTCTTATCTTCATTCTGAGAAGGTGTACCAGTAAATTGCAATCCTGGAAAAAAATCAGTCATGCCAGCGCCTTTACCGCTAACTCCAGACTTTATGGCTTTAACCATGATCTCGCTTTGCAGCTTAGAGTTAGCTTTAGCAATTTCTAGCGCATTGTCTGCTTGACCTGATTGAATTAATTTAGCAATCACACCTGGGTTTTTAGCTGTAATTTCACCAGCTTTTAATAACGCTGCTTCCTTGTCAGTAACTCTTAATTTTTGATATTGCTCTAAATCTTTGAGCAAAGCGTCATTGTGGGATTTCATTGAAGCCATTTCTTTGTCAAAAGTAGCTTGTTCTTTAGCAAACAAGTCTTTGCGACCTTGCTGATAGCCTTTGAGCATACCGCCCATAGCGTTCAAAGCATTTAATCCCGATAACTTGCCTGATCCACCCAAAGCAACGCCCATAGTGCCAATCATGCTAAAAATAGCGCCAAGATCAAAAGCGTTGTCCTGAGATGGTTTGAACTCAGGAACAGGCTTCATTTCTTTTTTAACTTGTTCGTAATGCGCTTTGTCCTCAGTGGAGATTCCTTCAAGAGCCTCTCGTTTAGCGCCTAATTCAGCTTCTGTTTTAGCAACATCAGACTCTACTTTTGCTTTTACAGCTTGTTCTCCAGCCTTTTGCTGAGTCTTTAAAAATCCAGGTAATTTGCCAATATCAGTATTTAAAGACTGAGATAAAACTTCACTATCTTTAGATGGAGCAATTTGTGTATCAGCCATTATTGACCTGCCCTAACAGTAATAGATTGACCACCACCGCCACCAACCATTTGAGCCAATTGACTGTAGAAGTTAGTAGTAGCTTGATTAAGTTGAGTATCCAATTGCAAACCAGTTTTAATAGCGCCAAGACTAATATTGTCACCAATTTGCATTACATTCAATCCATAAGTGTATTGATTGTTAAGCAAGTTTTGATAAATGGCAGCCATTTGATTAGCAGCTTGTTGAGTGCCTACACCGCCACGATTAGCCACTTGTTGGTTAATTTGAGCTTGTGCAGCTTGGAAGGCTTGTTGGCTTGCAGGAGATAACTGACCTGCTTGAGCTTGATTAACAAGAGTCTGACCTTGTTGCTGATAAGGTGTTGCAATAGCTTGTTCTTGACCTTGAGCAGCTTGTACTTGACCAGCAGTCTTACGAGCTTGTGAAGCGCCAAAAGCACCTAAACCAGTAGCTAAACCTAAGCCTAACAATCTATTAGGATCGGTTAAAGCAGTCAGGAATTTATCACCATAGCTTGGGGTTGGTTTAGTTCCGTCTGGAGCAACAACAGGCGCAGCAGCTTGTTGAGATGGGCTAACAGCTCCTGGCTCTGTAGGGGTAGGAGCTACAAATTGACCAGTTGGAATGTTGTAAGACTGACCACTTGGCGTAAATACAGTTTGAGTTTCAACAGTTGGAGCAACGCTTCCTGGATAAATAGTTTGATCTGTATATGGTTTGTCTGGTGTTGCAGCAAAATCTTCTTGCCTTTGAGTTTCAGCTAAACCAGCAGTAGTTCCAGGAGTTGTCGTGTATTGACCTCCAGCACCAGAAATAGTGTCGTAAGCTGGTGATACAGGAGCTGGAGTACTAAAGTCATAAGAACTTGAATCTTCAAACTCAGGCAAACCAGTATCAGGGTTAGTTGTTCCTGAACCGCCTCTACGCTTTAATAATGCAGCTTCTCTTGGAGTAATGTGAGCAAGCATAGTATCTTTACCACGCCCTTTAGAGCGCAGCATTTCTGCCAAAGCTGGCAGATCCATTTTTAGTGTTTCTTTTAATACCTTACTCATGAAGTACTCCCTGAATCCGTTGTCCTTAATGATGCCTGATTCCAGACATTTCGTGAAGTTTGATCTGATCCTAATTGGACAGGCGGATTAATCTCGCCACCACCAATATTTAGAGCCTGACCTAATGCAGATGAACCTGGGGTTGATCCCGCTAAAGCACTTGGGAAGTTTGTCAATTGTGATCCACTTGAAGTAGATGGAGTAGATGCAGTGCTTGAAGGTGTGAACAAGCTAGATACATCTTGACGAATATATGGTCCAGCAGCAGCCAAGGTGGATTTAGTAACCTGTGGATCTGCACCAGCGGAAGTTGCAAGTTCAGAAATTCCAGATGTTAAAGCACCCGTAGCACCACCAATTTCAGCGTTTTTCAGTGATTGATTGAGGTTTTGTCCTGTTAATTCAGATCCTGTAAATCCTTGAGCTGCTCCAGAAGCGGTAGCTCCAGCAATATTAGATGCTGATTTTCCTAATGTGTCGGCAGTAGCCCCTGATACTTCAGAACCAACAGCTCCTCCTACAGCACCTGTAGCGCCACCCTCAGCAGCAGCAGTAAGTACGCCTTCAATGTTTTTTCCTTGAACGGCAGCATTAATTGCTCCACTTGCAGCTCCCATTGCAGCGCCTCCAACGGCGGCTACGGTAGCAGTACCATATCCAGCAGCAGATACGGCAGCAGTAGCAGTTAAAGCGGCATCGGCAGCCATCGCAGCGCCAACGGTTGAATCAGTTGCAGCAATAATGGCAGCACCCATTTCAGGTCCTGCAACAACAGAAGCAGCAACGGCTACTACGGTAATGATTACTGGCGCAGCTCCACCCATTATAGTTTCCCTTCTTTTACCAATTCTTCCGTTAATCTACCAGCAGTTAATCCGTTACCAAGCAATTGAAAGTCAATTCCTGGACCTTTAGGTAGCTGATCTGGTGTTAATAATCCTGCTTTTACAGCATTATCAAGCGCCATTTGATACATTTCAGGTCTTTTTAAGGCTGATTCAGCATATTTTCCAGCTTGAATTACTTTCTGAGGATCAAGACCAACTTGCTTAATAATTTTCAAAAGCCTTTCTTTAGCTTGCTGAACAGGCTCAGGCTTTGATTTTCCTTTCATTTGATTCATAACATCAGCATTATCTACACCTTGTTGCGGTGCAGAAATCGAATTTTTCTGGGGGGTGGGAACGATATTTGTCATGGTCAGTAAGGGATATTGAGTCCAGCAGCTATTTGTTGATGAATAAAGAGATGGGTGGAAAGCCAATCGTAAAAAGATGTTTCGTCATTAAAATTTACATCGAGCATATTGTATGGATTATCCAATCCAAGCAGTCCTGAAAAGGCTTGATGCTCGACTTGGTGAGCCAATAACCAGTCATCCAAATTGCTTGTATCAGCGTCAATTAAAGGAAAAACAGGTACTGAAATGCCCTTTTGCATGAATTTTTGCTGAAATAAGTAGTGTTGCGTTCCATTTTCAAAAAGAAAATCATTTAGGGACTCAACATCCCCAAACTTGACAATGGAAAGCGTATTCATGTCCATTATTTGTCTGCTTTTAAATCTAACTTGTCAGAAATACGAGTCAACATTCCTTTGATCTCGGCAATATCAATTCTGTAGTCATCTTTTTGAACATAACCTCGTTCAATCTCTTTAACATCTTCTTTCAAGTCATGAATAGCATCCCAGAGGACTTTAAAAAGCCAGCCAGCAATAGTTCCGACAATTGAAAGTGCAATGTTAAAAAGTAATTGAAAGTCCATATTTATACCGAGTAGTAAGGCACTTTAACTACAGTGCCGTTAAGGTCAATTTCAAGAAATCCAGCAGGGACAAGCAAAAGGCTAGATGTGGCGTAAGTAGCGTTACCAGTAGTGGTCGCTGTTAAGTTTGTGGTTTGTACATTAATCGTACCGCCAGTAATTGCTACATTATTGGCATTTTGAAACGCCATAGTGCCAAGACCGCTAACACCAATAGTCACATTTGCTTGACCAGTGCCAGGACTATCAGCCGTTGAAATGGTTATATTTGCGCCAGGAATAAAGTTAATTGCTGGTTCAGATCCAACTAAAACGCCATTGTTTTGAACGGTTACTTTTTGGTTTACAGAGTTGGCAGTGACCGATAAAGTCACATTGCCTGTCAATGCGCCACCGCCTGATAAACCTGATCCTGCCAATACATAAGTTGTGTTAGGTACTGCGCCTGATACAGCAGCTACACCAATTGCAATAGCCACATTTGCTGCGCTTGTAGCCCTGCCTTTAGCGTCAAAAGTAACTTGAGATACTTGTGAGGCTGTACCGTAAATACCTGCCGTAACACCACTCGTATTCAAAGTAGGGTTAGGGTAAGTACCTGTTAAATCTCCACCAGCAGTGCCACCTGGAGGTGTTCCAGTGATGGTGACATTGGAGGCTGAAGTAATGCGACCTTTTGCATCTACGACTAATTGCGGAACAGCAGTAGCAGTGCCATAAGTACCAGCAGTAACACCAGAAGTATTGAGTGAGGGGTTAGGATAGCTACCAGTAAGATCACCGCCAGCAGAACCACCAGGAACAGTCCCAGAAATAGTAACATTTGAAGCATTTGTTATCCTCCCTTGAGCATCTACAGTAAATACACCGTTAATAGTGGCGTTTCCGTAAGTTCCCGCAGTAACCGCAGTATTTGCTAGGCTAATCGTGCCTGAACCAGTAATTGGACCACCAGTTAAACCAGTGCCAGTAGCAACGCTAGTAACAGAACCGTTCCCCGTTCCTGGGGTGAATCCAAGTGCGGTAACAATATCACCGCTAGTAAGAGTGACATTGCCTGTACGAGTGTTAAATGTAAGAACGCCAGCATTAGTTAAAGTTACATTTCCTGTTAATCTACCACCACCAGAAAGTCCAGTGCCAGCAATGACATAAGCAGTATTAGGTGTTGCGCCAACATCATTAGCGCCTAATACAACAATACCTGTTTGACCGTTTACAGAGGTGACAGCGCCAGTCTGGTTATCTACTTTCTCCCAAACATTGCCGTCAAATACTGCCCAATCGCCTACTTTCCATGATGTAATACCGTTTAAATTGGTGCTACCAGCAACGGAAACAACATAATAAAAACCTTTAGTACCGACTGAACTTTGCAAAAATGGAGTGTTTGAGTTCGCATCCCAAGTAGATTGGTATGTTAACGATCCCGCAAAGTTGCCAGATACCTTGAGCATTTATTACATTCCATCGCCATTGACAATGTACAAAGTTGCGCTATTAGCAGCAGTAATGGCTGTAAACCACGCATTGGGAACAAAAGTGATGATTTCGTCTGTATTAGGCAAAATGTACAAAGTAGTTGTGCTGTTGCCACCTGTAGGAATAACACAATTTGTTTGCGCTACGCTTGAAGTTTGCGCATACGATAAAAAGCATCCTTGAGTAGTAGATGCGTTAATAATGCGATATTGGTTGCCACCAAAGCTGCCACTGGAATTAACTTGAACGGCAGAAGGTGCAGAGGTAGCAGCCGTAAGCACTACGGTGTTACCTAGTGGAGTGAAGGCTGCTGATACGCTCATTGTACGGTTTCTTCCTGTTTTTGAGCTTCATCTTTTGGAGGAAGCTGTGAGTTATATTGATCTGCCAATTTAGTAAACAAAGGTGCTGTACCAGTGTTGTTTGGCAAACCACCAATTTGATTAATAATAAATAATGCTTCGTTATCTTCTAATGTAAAAGTTTTCATAGGTATCCCCTAGTTAAGTTAAAGTTTTACTGCGTCAACAAATGGCGTTAAATCATGCTCGCCATAAAACTCTGCACCTTTAGCAATTTGAATTTCAAGGTGTTCTTTGTTGCGTTTAACTGTATCAGCCCAATCAGCATCAGTCATTTCTGCTGGTTTGCCAGCTTGTAAAAGAACTACAGAATCCATAGCTGCTTTATAGTCTTGTGCTACTTGTTGTTCTTTTGTAAGTTCCATTATTTATGCCTTTTTGTATCGGTTAATAATATTAAAAATGTGCATTAAAAATACTGCAACAAACCCAAGCCAAAATAAGTATTCCATTTTTATGCTCCTAATTTAGCTTCTAATGCGGTTACTTTTGCGTTGAGTTCTTTAACTGCGTTAATCAAATACCAAGTTAAATTTTCTGTATTTACTGACATTACACCAGTTGATTCTGTTCTAACGCAATCAGGTAATATTGCTTGTAATTCTTGGGCAATAGCACCTAATTGAATACCATTTTTTTCAATAGCATTTTGTGATGGTAATTCTGTAATTTCATCTTTTGTGCGATATTCAAAATTTCGTACTTGAATTTGTGAAATTGCATCAAGACCAGTTTCGTTATTAACAATGTTCTTTTTAAGTCTTGCATCAGAAACAATAGACCATGTTGCAGAGTTATTGCCTTGATAAACTGGGCCACCACCCGGATTAATAGAGCCAGTATTAGAACCTTTACCAGTGCCATTTGAACCAATTACAATTTCATCATGATTGCTAGAAGCAGATGGTTGGCAAGCATAACCAATATAAATTGAATAATAACCAGTTGTATTATTGCTACCAGCAGTATATCCAAAAAAACAATTTGCGCCATTTGCGCTATTGTTTACACCAGCTTGGTAACCTACAGCCGTACTTCCACCAGCAGTATTTGAATATAACGCTTGGTAACCTACTGCTGTGTTGTTAGATTGGGTGGTGTTTAAAGCTAATGCTTGAAAACCTATACCAACACCATAAGAACCGCTTGTATTGCTTGCTAAAGAACCAGTACCTATTGCTATATTTCTGAAGCCTGTAGTATTCGCTATCATTGCAGCGGCAACACCTGTTACACCGCTTTCATAAGAACCAATAGCCGTATTAGCATAGCCTGAAGTGTTATTAGTTAGCGCTTGATAGCCAATTCCAATATTTCCAACTCCAGTATTTGTAGCAGCTAAAGCAGAAACGCCTAAAGCTGTATTACCAGCTAAAGCACCACCACCCTTACCAACAGTAAGACCTGATATAGAAGCATCATTAGCTAATGTTAGCTTTGTGCCATCAAAAGTCATATTGGCAGAGTCTGTTAATAGACCGCCAGTGGTTGCATAAGTTACACGACCAGAAGTTAAACCTGTGTCGGTTAGGCTTGTAAATGCTCCTGTAGAAGGCGTTGTGTTACCTATTGGGGTATTGTTGATCGTATCTAATGTTACTGACACATTTTGAATAGATCCGCCAGTAATTGTGACATTAGCAAGGGCAACAGTGCCGTTTCCGATGCCATTTACGGCTGCATAAATGGTAGCAAAGTCGCTATCTAGGTTAGATAACGGAATGGATGTTGTGACATTTCCGAATACATACGGTACTGTAATTGGTAGAGCCATGTTAGAACCTCGTTCTCAATTCTTGTTCAAATTCAAATGTATTGACTTGGAAAGCAGCAGAGTTGCTTGTCATAGTCAAACCTATATATTTACCCCATTGCATCGCATCTGATTTATACAAAATATAACCAGTGCCGTATGTCCATGATATTACTTGAGAACTGTTGTTTATCCAAGGGATAATCGTTCCAAAATTGTTATACCAAGTGACAGTATTAGCCAAGTAATAAGGTGGACTTGCACCATACTCAGAGTCCACAGTTACTACAAAATTACCGCCTTGAGTCAATGTCGCTTCAACACCAAATTTTAACGCTTGCTTGGTGCGAATTGAATCGGTCATCGGCAACAATGCAGTCTGGATTCTGCTGATAACTGGATCAGTAGCATCTGCATAAAGCTCATACAAAGTGGTATCTGTAGTGCCAAAAAGGGTGTCATCACCATTAACTGGTACGGAAGTAATAAACTTTAGACCGTCACCTTGGCTAGTAATAAACCATTTTTTGTCAAAAAAGACAGCTTGCACATAGCGTGAGCTTTGCGTAAAAGTAGGGTCAAAATACTTAAAGTTAAATGCAGCGCACAAGATGTTGTTTAAAATCACCTGACCAGCGTAAACAGGCGCTGTAAAGTCAATGTTTTGAATCAATCCATCCAAGGGGCTAGATAACTTGGTTGTAGTAGATCCGACCAGTGCATACACTCCATAATTGTTCATAAATAGCACTGAACGGAAGTACGGAATAATGGCGTAAGGCAATTGCGTACCAACGGAAGCGCTCACATTGGTATTGGTAAACAGGGTTATCCCTGATGAGTTAACCTGCACATTGGAAAACACATTGATGGAAGAATCGCCAAAAATGTATAAAAAGTCGTTAGCAGACACTAATTGACGGATGTTTCCGTGCAATGTAGAGTCAGTAATCTGAAAAGTACCCGCTGAAACGCTTGTAAAGTCGCTGTATTCACCCGCAGCAGAGTAGGTGACAGTTCGCCCTGATGCAATCCAAACACGCCCTGAGAAGGTCGCTATTCCAGTATTTAAGTTGTTGTTGATAATGGGCTTTAAAACCGCATTACCAGTAACGGTAGCCACAATGTTGGCTGAGTTGGTATAGCCAGTGCCAGGGTTGGTCATCACCACTTGAGTAATGGTATTCCCTGAGATGATCGCTGTACCAGCAGCTCCCGTGCCACCACCTCCTGTAATTGTTACGGGCGTAGTGTTTCCTGTATATCCTGATCCACCGTCAATCACCGCTACCTGAACCGTTCCTGTAGCAAAAGTCGCAATACCAGCAATAGCTTGTGCGCCTGAACCACCGCCACCAGATAGGGTTACAGTCAGGTTTGCAGCATTGGTATAGCCTGATCCACCGTTTACCAAAACAATAGATCCAACAGTATTACCGCCTGAAACAAGGGATGCAGTCGCATTAGCTTGCACACCGCCTGTTTTATCTGGACCGCTAATCACAACGGTAGGAGCAGTCGTATATCCGCTACCTTTGTTGGTAATGGCAATCACGCCAACAGCACCTACAGCGACAGTATTGCTTCCATCCCAAGTGAAATATCCGTAATTAGGATCTAAGATCAGACATTCTGTGTTGTACCACTGGGTAATGTTCATACCAGAAGTACCGCTAAATGTTCCAGCAGGAGCAATATTGCCCGTAGATTTGTCTTGAATCTTGTAGTAAGTAGCTGATCCGTCAGCTAAGAAAAAGGTCAAATAATCACTAACACCAAGGTTTACGGTACTGAAATAAACAATGTTAGATGATTGGACAACGGTAGTATTGCCAGATCCTAGCGCATTAGTGCTAGTTGCAATAATCCTGATGTTGCCTGAACCAATAGGTTGGGCGTTTTCTATCCAAGAAAATTCTTCAGAATCAATTGCAGTGCGGTTAGCCTGGGTATTGAGTCCCTTAAAGTTCTTAATGACATCGTATGACTTTTTCTGTTCTGCTGATGCCATGATTAGTAAGGTGAGCTATATACGGAAGGTACTCTGCGGGTAAATACTGTGTTGAGTACAGACTGAGCGTGCTTGTTGTACTCTTGTTTATAAATCTCGGCTTCCCCATACGATTGCTCGTAGTACTTAGCCAAATAAGCTGCGTAAAACTGAACAGGGCTTGTATAAGGATCGTTAATAACATCGGTAGTGTTCGGTGAGCTTAGGCTCAACGGATTAGGCAATACCACGCAATCAATCTCTAATTGATAGACTTGATCTGGTACTGGTCCAATGTAAATTTGTTGCTGACCATAAATGCTAAATGCCAATGGTCTGCCAATGTAATTTTGCCAAAATCTTAATCGTGCATTGAAATCACTCCAAGCTAAGTAATCCATCGGTACACGAGAGTTTCCCCAGTACAGGTTGATGTTAACAATATCTAGCACCGTATTGCCGTTAGATGGCGTTAAAGGTGATGTTCCCATTAAATAAGTCAACGCTGGATAGCTAATATTTTCGCAATTACCAACATAAGTTAATCCACAAGTGCCGTTTAAAAACTGACCGCTTGGTGGATAGTTGTTGTAATTGTTTTGAGTAGCTTGTGGGTACGGAGGCGCTGTACCGCTAGTAGTACCAGATTGAGTTACTTGATAAATGTAGATATTGCTAAAAATGAATTGTCCAGCAGTGTAAGCAGTATTTGCTGCCCAGGCTGATGGATATTGTGGCGAAACTCCGCCAATGGTCGCTGTAGGAGCAACCATACATGGTGTTTGTGTAACAACGACTTCTCTTAACGCTCCAGTATCACGAACTGTTCTCTGACGAGCTTCGTTGATGTAATCCGTTAACTGTGAAGGGGAATAGAAGTTATTGTTGGCATCATGAAGCAACCTTTGGACTTGCGTAAGGTATGAATTGAGTGTTGCCACTGGTTACCTTTCATAAGTCATGCTACCGCCTGTAGGACTTTTCCCCTTGCCTTCCTTTCAGACGGCAGGGGTACTCTTTCCACCAACGGGGATATAGATTGGTTCTTTTTTGGAGCTTCAGATGAAAAATCCCACTGAGAAAGAATCTCTAAACCTTTTTCAAGGTCATTAGATGTAATGATCCATCCGAGTCTTGCCAAATACGGCTCTTTGTTCTCATCTCCATAACCAAAAATGTGACGAGCTACTTCAATAGGAAGCTCTACAGTTTCACCTTTAGGAAAAGTGTAAAAGACTCCAGCGTAGCCATCTTTTAACTTTTTGTCAGAATTATTAGTTACGAAGATTGAGGACATATTTAGAACTTTACAACATCGCCATATACGCTAATTGTGGCAGTGTTAGTGTTACCACTAGCAGTATTCACATTTACATATAAGGCTTGGGTTACATTGCCTGAAACAGGAACTGAGGCTGCATAAGGAGCTGCAATTGTTAAATCAGTGAACTTGTTTACACCGTTGATCTGAGTTAACGCCACATTCGCTACAACCACATTAGAACCTGCTGCATCTGTTGAAATTGAAACATACGCAGAAGATACATCACCAGACGGGTTAGAAACCGTAATTCTACGGAGAATAACCGCACCTGATGTTGCAGTTGAACCTGATTGTGTTAAGCCACCTCCAAGAATAGGCAATGTAATACCAGTAACGGTAGCATTGCCTACTGTATTGAAGGAAACATTTTGAGCTACAGCAATGCGACCATTCCCGAAACTATCAAGGTAATACTGTGATACTGAATCTGGATTAGCCATTACTGATCTCCTTAGCTTGCGTTAAATGTACCACTGACTGGCAAGCCACCGTTTACAGTAGCTAAAGTCAATGTTGCAGCAGTAGATGCGTTTGCAGCCACATTCACACCGTCAGCAGTAATCCAACCGCCAACGCCTGAAGCGATCACAGTTGACCATGTTGCAGCGTTAGAAGTTGCGTTATAAGCTGATACAGCAGAAATGCTCACATTGGCTGTTGGGAACACGATGTAGTTACCAGCAGGGATTACAACACCGCCTGTTGGAACTGACAAAGTAGTTAACTGCCAAAATGCGCCTGGTGTATTCGCATAAGTACCTGAAATCAGGATTTTATTATTACCTAGTGCCATGTTATATGCTCCTTATAGTGAAATAGAGTTATAACCCTGCACACGGGTCATTGACTTAGGCTTGGTGCTTACCAATTCGGCAATCATCAAAACTGCGCCAACATAACCGATCTGCCAGTTAGGAAGTGTGGACTCAAAACCAGTAAATACGAATGAACCTTGATCGTGGATATAAAGGCTCATGTAGTTGCTGTTAATGAAGTACAAAGTACCTTCTGGGCAATATGGGTCTGGATAGATTGGAACACCAGCAACCATCAAAGCACGGAAAGCTGCTTGAGGACCGTTGGAATCGCTATCAAAGCCGTGTCCTGGGGTAATTACATACTGTTCTTGACCAACATAGTCTTGTGCCAAGAGTGTCCATGTACCGAAACCGCAAACACCAAAAGTAGGTACTTCAGCACCTTTCTTAACTGTACCAGAAATGTATTGAAGTACATTTTGACGAGTTGGGTTTACAGAACCAGCGTTGTACACCTTAGACTGCCACCATGTATAGGTAGAACGGTTGATGTTACCGTAAGTCTGCATATTTGTACCATCATCAATAGCGCCTGGCAAGCCAATGAACTGTTGAGTGTTGGTGTAGTTTGTGTAAAGTGCTGTAGCCATCGCATCCATCATCACATTGGTTGCATCGTTCATACGAGCTTCAATGAGAGGAATGATTGCGTAATCTTGCTGAACTGCACCTTCCATACCGAGGAACGGTACTGGTGCAATCATCAATTTCAAGTTGAACTCAGCATTAAAAGCACCTTGCTGAACTGCTGGCTGGTTGAATGAACCAG